TGTTGATGGATGCATCTGCAACTGCTGACGGTTCGGTAGTTGATAGTTCAACTAACAGTCACCCAATCACTACACACGGCGACGTATCACAGTCATCATTCAGCCCATATCGCTCCGGTGGATACTCTTGGCAGTTTGACGGTAATGGTGATATGGTTTCAACGACCGTTGCTGGTGGTCTCGGCGCAGTAGAATTTACAGTAGAATTCTGGATGTATCGTGAAAGTGATGCTGGTTACATTTTCAACAGTAGAACTGGCGGCGAAAATGCTGACGGATTTGATATTAAATCTGATCTGGAGATAACAACAGCAAACAATAGGTTCTTCAACGGAACGTCTCTTGAAAACAACAGATGGTATCATGTTGCACTTACTAGGGATTCTAGTTACCTTACTAGACTGTTTATTGATGGGGTTAACGTAGGATCGGCCACAGTATCTAATGCCTTCACTGGATCAAGCGTTTATGTAGGTGGTAGTCCACATGGAAATGTTGGTCACTTTAATGGTAAAATTGCAGACTTCCGTATAGTTAATGGAGATGCAGTCTACACAGAAAACTTCTCTGTACCAACAGAACGTCTAACAGAAGTCGCAGGCACTTCACTTCTTACTTGCAACCTACCATATCTACAGTCTGGTCTAACTATAACAGGTGATGTATATACAAAACCGTTTTCACCATATGACTACGCAGGATATTCTGAGTCATTGCATGGTGGTTCTTATGTGTTTGATGGATCAAGCAGATTAACACTATCTTCACAGTTTCATGTTACCGGAGAATTCGCTCTAGAGACTTGGGTACATCTTGACGATAATTATTCAGATCCATTTGTTTGCGGCACATTAGATGGAAACAACATCCAAATCTTAAGAATTCTTGGAGGGTATCCATTCTTTACTCACAGAGACTATCAATCGTTCAGTGATGTAACCGCAGGCACCATTGACGATGGTGGTTTAAAAGGAAATACTCTGTTACAATCAGGTCAGTGGTATCACTTGGCATTAACAAGAGACAGTAACGATACGTTGCGTATTTTTGTCAATGGTCAATTAGATGCTGCAGCGACTTGGTCACACGGTTTCAACTTCAATACAATAGGTGCTCTTACTTCTGGTATTGGTCACATGCAAGGTAGTATGTCTGACTTCAGAGTTGTATTGAATAGTCCAGTCTATACAGAATCATTTACTCCACCGACTGCACCACTAACAGCAGTCACAGGAACATCACTACTACTATCAGGCAACAATGCAGCCATCCGTGATGAGTCGCAGAGTGTTGAGTCTATTTCTGTATTCGGTAATACGACCGTTGCAGACTCTTCGCCATATGGCGCTGGTAAGTCAATGTCGTTCGATGGTAATGGCGATTATTTAAGTTTCCCTGCGCTAACATCGTTATCCGGCGACTTCGCTATTGAAACTTGGGTATATCCGACAGATCTTTCAAGCAACCGAATGGTATTTGAAGGCAGACCGAATAATATCGGTGGTGGAAATTATATTACTTTACAGTGGCATAAATCCAGAGGTTTAGGTCTATATCACGATGGATGGAAAATTGAATCTGGTACTAACGAACTAGTCACCAATCAATGGCAACACGTTGCACTTACTAGAAGCGGAACATCTATTAAATTATTCATCAATGGAACGCAAGTAGGTAACACATATACATCTAGCACAGAGTTTTTGATGAACGGTAGTAATCGAATTGGTGCATTGTATAGCCTTTCTTCTACTTGGTGGCAAGGTAAAATTGCAGACTTCCGTATAGTTAATCGAGATGCAATTTACACCGCAAACTTCGACGTACCAACTGCGCCACTAGGTGACTATTCAGAAAGTACATCAGCTCCGGCACCAGAACCAGCTCCGGCAGCACCAACAGAATTAGTAGGTGAGCCATCTGTTTCATCATTCTCACATATTCCTTCTACAAGATATGCAACGCCAGGAAGTCCTGCTGTCACAGATGCCGCAACAGGTGTTGATGTGGGCAGACCAGATACTGGGTCAAGTGCATCTGCAATGATAGATGTAACCGTAGAAGTTGGTGTTGAATACGAATTCTCATTCACTGCTACAACTCAATCTGGTGATACGATGTTTATGGGAGTGATTCCGTCTCAGGGCGCGACTACACCGGAGTTTGGATATGTCGGAGACAACGCACTAGGTCAATATCCTAATACTGTACATAACAGAGCGTCTGTCTCTGGTTCAGGCGACAGTCAGACAATCGTGTTTACCGCTACACAAACAGATCTTCAGATAGTTATGTGGAACTCCTATTCAGAAAATTTGGTTAATGTACAATTCATTAGTTTGAAGGCAACATCATAAAATGAAAAAGTTTACTGAAATAAGAGAAGCAAGGCGGTCTGCACAAGACCGTCTTTCCGCACGTGCGGCGAAACATGGTCTTGGTTCTCAGAAGCGACTAAACAAGATTAAGAAGGCATCTGACTTTTTCAGTAAGCCACCACCATCTTTCTCTAAGGACGAACTGAAGAAGATGGGTTACGCAGTAGAAACATCAAAAGTGCCTGCTGGTATGAAATTTATTGCTTCCTATGTTTACAAGGATGCGAATGGTAAAGATCACACTCACCGTCATCTTCGCAAAGGTTCTAAGATGAACGACCCTGTTGTTGTATACATTGATGATAAAGAGTGGAAGACCTTTCAATCATTTACCAAGGCAAAACAAGCAGCCATCAATCACATCAAAGGTATGAAAGAGTCAATACACGAAGCGGCCGCAACAAATGTCAATAAGATCAGAGCAGCTTACAGAGACTTTATGAAAAAGAAGGGTAAAAACTTCGAAGAGATTGCCATGTCATTGACCATGATTGCAAATCGTATGACTCGTGATGACTACAAGTCTGAAAAAATCATAAAGGACGAATCAAGTCGCATTCAAGGAATTGTTAATAAAACATACAGTACAGAAGAGGGTAAAGAAATACGCGCTCTTCTTATAAAACATAAAATCTATGGGAATGGTAGTCCACTCACTGCGATTCAAAAGTTAACATGGGAATAGGATAACATATGAGCAAATCGAAGAAACCACGTAACAAGAAGATGTCTGCCGCAAAGAAAGAAAGACTGCAACAGGCAACCGATAACAACTATGGCGGGACTAATTTTAACCCTATAAATAATAAAGTTAAATCAGTCAATCCAGTTGCGGGAACGAAGGTATTTCGAGGCGCATCAAGGGGAAGTTAAAGTGAAAGATTTTTTTGAATTAAGAGAGGCTAAGGTCAGTGCGCAGTTTACTGACCACACCCCAGATAAAGATTTTAATAATCTTGCAAAGAAACACAAGGTCAAAGTTACTCACGACAAGAACGATGAGAAAACCACTATTCATGGCGATGAGAAGGCAGTACTGTCCGTATTGAAGACCATGTACGGCAACGACTGGAAAGATATGTACACTAAAAAGGGTAGTGTATATGTCGATGAGTCAGTCGTAATGAACGAACAGTTTGTGGTCAAATACGCAAAGAATAAACGCGGCCCGATCTATCAGACTAAGTTTTCGTCTCAGGGTGAGGCCGAGAAGTTTCTTGCTCAGAAGAAAAAAGAAGGTATGAACGGTATCGTCTCGAAGGCGGGTAAACCTGTCTCTATGCAAAAGATGAAAGATTTGCAGAAAGAGTCAGTAGAACTTGGCGAATCAGTAGACTTCATGAAGATGTCTAAGGAGCTTTTGAAACACAAGAGTAAAGGCATCGAGTTCGAGAAGGCTGCGGCATACGTTCGTGCGATCCACAATAACTCTAACGTTAATGTCCAAGACAAAGCATTCATGGGTTTGATTAAGATGTTGAAAGACATGGACGACTTCACGAAGAGGACCACTATCACTAAGATCCTAAAAGACAACGGGTTCAAGGTGAGAGGTGGTAAACTTATGCGTGAGTCGGTAGAACTTGATGAAGTGAAACTTTCTGATATGGGAATTCACAACAAGATCAAAGATCGAAATCTTCTTATCAAAGCAATTAAGACTGCCGAAAAGATGGGCGGTAATATGACAGGCGCTGTTCGCGAGATTGAGAAAATGCAGAAAGGTCTGTCTAAGCATAAAGCCGTACAAGCTGCACTTCGTCAAGCAAACGAGTCGGTAGAATAATGAAAAAGTTTAAACAGTACATAGACGAAGGATGTTGTGAGGCGTGTAAGTCTCTCGACGAAGAATTAGAACTGACCGAAGCAGAGTATCAGGGTAAAACTGTAACCCTAAATAAACCTGTACGTGGTGGTTCTAAGAAGTTCTATGTATATACGAAGAACGAAAAGGGTAATGTCGTGAAGGTCTCATTCGGTGATCCGAACATGGAGATCAAGAAAGACAACCCTGCTCGTCGTAAAAGTTTTCGAGCTAGGCACAATTGTGCAGATCCTGGCCCGAAGTGGAAGGCACGCTATTGGTCGTGTCGCGCATGGTAATTGATTGTTATAAATAGAAACAAACCTAAATCATAAGTCAACTAATTATATTACATTAAGTTATAATTATCATATGACTTATATCATCAATACTAATGGGCTGATCGAAACATGGCAGATAACAACCAGATTTTACAAGAGCATGTGCAACGTGAAGAGCAACGCCTCGCAAGGATCGAGGACAAAATAGACAAGCTTTCCGATGCAATGATTGATCTTGCAAGGGCGGAAGAAAAGCTTATTAACATTGAAAAGGCAAACTCACAACACTTTGAGCGAATGAATCGTTTTTCGGCAAGAATGGATGAAATCGAGGATAATGTTCAAGAACAAGGTAAGACGGTTAAGGTAATGCAATATATTATTACATTATCCGCAACTGTTTTTGCTGGTGTTGTTGTGAAGATGTTTTTTGATGCATAACAACCAACGGAGACTATGATGTCAGATATCAATAAAATTATGGAGGCGTATTTGGGAATGGTCTCCGAGCCTCAAGTAGAGGAAACTCTAGAGGAAAAGAAAATCGGTAATATGGGACCATACGGTATGGCCACTATTACTAAGGCACTCGCTGCAAACGGAATCAAAGGCGCTAAAGCAATTGGCGTAAAGGATTTCTTGAGAAAGAGTGGTACTGTTAACGAAGAAGTTGAAGAAGAACTCGACGAAGCGTGTGGTAAAAAGTCTTACAAAGAAGGACAAGAAGAATGTCCTAAGTGCGAAGGCGAAGGATGTGATCACTGCGATAACAAAGGTTATCACGAAGTATCAGAGAAGAAACTTGATCCAGTAGACGATAAAGAGAACGACAAGAAGTTCAAGAATCGTAAGGACAAGGACATTGACAATGACGGCGATGTAGATTCTTCGGACGAATACCTACACAAGCGTCGTGCTGCAACTGACGATGCAATCGATGCAAAGGACGACGAAGAGAATCCAGTTAAGAAGAACCCTAAGACTGCTGACAAGAAGTCAGAGATCTCTAAGATCGAGAGTCTAGACCTTCGTTCTGATTTTGAAAAGATGTGGTCAGAAATGGCTGAAGCGATTGATCCTAAGAAAGGCGCAACTGCTCCAGAGAAGCATGATGATCATTCATCTGACCATGACAAGAAAGTCATCGGTATGCATAAGAAGTCTGATAAGAAAGTCGAAGACGAAGAAGAAAAGTCTCACGACACAGTCTTCAAGGCAGCGGGTAAGGACATGAAGCAATCACCTGCTCGTAGTGGTGCAGACAACTTGTCAAATGGCGATAAGTCTATCGTTAATCCAGTAAAGGGTAAGTAATATGATTAAAGCTCCATCGTGGTGTAAAGATGCTGTACCAAGCACAAAAGGTTGGCATCATCCAAGAACTTGCGAACTACTAAAGTCACAAAGTTTTACACAAGAACAGGTTGACGAATGGCACGGTCCAAAGAAAAAACCTGCTAAGTCAAAACCAACTGTAGAACCTGTAGAAGATGCACCTTACATCTTTGAAGTGCGAGACCCAGAAGAATAATTAAATTTTATATTCTGACTAGTGGTCCGATATCTACACTCAAACGCCACTTTGAATTTCTAAAACCAAACGAGACCGTCGTCGTCATTAATACACTCAATCAAGAGTACATTGATGAGGCCACGGTCTTTTGTGTGTCTGAAGGAATTGAACATTATATCACTGAATCAGACGGTACGCCCGCAACGGGTAAAAATTCAGTACTCCAACTTTTTCTAGAAAGTGATAACGAGTATATGGTACACATCGATGGTGATGATATGATCACACCATACGGCCGCAATCTCTATCGTTCAGCCGCATACACAGATTCGCCAGATGTCATCTGTCTGCATTATCAAATAGGTATAGGCAAATACCATCCAAAGGTATTAGACCTGTTTCGAAAACAGGTGGACTCCAATACGGTCCCAGAAAAATTTATGTTTATACCAAAAACCTTTATGCCTTCTCATCCCCATGTATTAGATATTCGATCACCTGTAGGGAAATACCTACCGGAAGCGTCAGAAGAAGATGTTAAATTCTTTCTCAAATATAGGCCGGATATTGACGAAGAGACTGCGTGGTCGTGGACAAATAATAAAAAGACGCTCGAAGAATTTTACATAGACTACAACGACAGACGCAATTCTCTTAATCGCCTTGTATTTTTTTCTCGTAAGGCCGCAGAGCATATGTGGTATGATCCAACGCTTATTGTTGGAGAAGATTTAGTGCAGTACTATAAGTTAAAAAAACTTGCATACAATGAAAAAATTGATATGCGTGTTCGTAAAGAAAATCCAAAATATTCCTATCTACATATCTTAGACAACCATAGTATAACACGCAAAGAAAAACCGGACTGGAGTTGGCAAGAACCTCTTATAGAAGAACTAAATAAGATGGACATGTATCCCAAAGGGTTTAGTTTACCCAGATTTGTAGACCCATATTATGAAGTTAACCAAAAATAATTTGATCGTGTATGCTGCAAAACATTACTACAACCCTAAGCATATTGACGGTGAAGAGTTCTTTGACGATCTAAAACGATTTAAGTATGTCAAACGACTAATCAATCGGTATCACCAGAACGGTGATTTAGCCGAACGTCTTATCCTCAATCATCTTATTGTAATCTTTAATGTATTTGGTCATGAAGCAGGCGTTGAGATGTTGGCGCTTAAGATACCGCTTGAACAGTGGCCCACACTGAAACCTTTTCTAGTGTTTTTACGTGCCATACGCTCTGAAGAGATTACAGGTATAGAAATGGATAAATATGTAATAGAAAAATTGAGAACACTCTAATGGGAATCCTAAAGTCAGCGGCGGACATCGTCTACACAATTCGTTTTCTAAAACTACTCGTGACTAAGTTCGAGGACACCAACGCGTTTAAAGCGGGCATCATCGACGCGGACGGCAATAAAAGAAAAGATTTCTCTATGGACACGATGGATAATCGTGATGCCTATCGTTCGCACTACACTGCGTTTCACCGTCTCGTATTTAATCTCAAAAGACTTATGGCAAAAGTGCCTGGCGGTTCATCTATTGTTGCGCGTTATGGTGCGGCTCTTGCGTTGATCAAAGAACACGGCGAACTATCCGACAATCAACTTCAAAAGATACACGAAGAAACTGGAATCGACATCATGGATGTGCTTCTAGAAAACTCTCAGTGGTATGTGTTGGAAGACGGCAACCTTGGTCAGGGTATGTACAGAATGCGCAATGACTCTATGACTGACCAATGTCATGAAGTTGTACGAAAAGACGACAAGATTCGTGTAGAAGAAAATAATCTTTGCCACGACATTTTGGGCATACCTGTGTTTGAAGGGACACACATTCGTAGTGGACATCGGGTATTGTTCACTGCAAACGAAATTGCAAAGTAATGATCATGCGCCCTGAAGTATGGATGATATCGATTACCGATAATCCAATCTCTCAACATTATAAAAATATATGCGTACCAACGTGGAAAAACTTTGGGTTTAATGTAAACCACTTCGAAGCAAAAACGCCAAAAGATTTAAACGAAGACTGTAATTTTTTACCCTTTGGTCTGAAGTATAAGTTTAGTAAAGGGATAGAAGTTGAATTCACCGACACTGAGAAAGCTGTATGGTACAGCCACTATTTTATGTGGAAGAAGTGTTGGGAAGAAAATACTCCGATCATAGTCATAGAACACGATACTCTTCTTTTAAATAAAATAAATCCAATCGTATACAAATATGATATGGTTTGTATGTCTCATTCAAAATCTGTTATGCCATCGGGACGTATAATTAAAAAAACCCACGCGGGATCTGCTTATTATATTACGCCTAATGTCGCTAAGTCTTTATTGTCAGTTGATAAACAGGAAAAGATTTTTACTAATTCCGACGCATGGTTACATCACAATTGTGATAAATATGGTAAATGGTATAAAACCCTTTGTACATCTTACATAGACGATACGATAGGCTCGACAATAGAACATAACTAATATGAAAAATTTTAAAGAATTCATGAAGCAGTTCGATGAAGAGATCACGAACAACACAAGTCAGGTTCCTGGCGCAGGTAGTGACTCATCGACCGTTATTGTTCGTAAGAAGTACGACCGCAAAAATAAACGCAAAGATGCTGTCAAGATTTTGCGCAGAATCCTACCAAAAAAAGTCTAATATCCCCTTTACAAAGTACCCCAAAATACTATATACTTCTACGTCAAATTAAAGGTTTGGACATGAAGATTATAGACTGCTTGGATTTTAAAATTATCTTACTCGAATCTTCGAACGAAGATCCCGATATGATACTTCCATCATATGATGAGTCTCGGCTTGTCTATGTTCCTATGAAAGGATATGTCGGTGAAGATTTTTCTCATAGTAGATTCTTAACCGATGATCCGTCTCTCTCGTTTTCAAATCATCTCATGTGGGAAGGTTTGTTCGATTGGAAAGAACAACTGGACTACATCATCGATTGTTGCCAAAAATTTTGGGACACCGACAAGCAGATGATAATAGAAAACTACGACTATCGAGAAGACGAACCTTTTTATGATTATTCGAAGTGATATGTCGTCGGTATTAAACAATCTAAAGACCAACAGTAAAGCGTATGAAGTTATATCTGGTCTTGACAAGACGACACTTACCGCGTATACTATACGGTATTGTTCAGTCAGAGAAGACACCGCTTATCTTATCATTGTGTCGGAGACCATTGATGTCACGATGGGTGGTCGGTGGGCCCGAGCAAAGTTTCAATGCCGAGAACAAGGCATCTATTTGGATGTGTCGGTTATAACGAACGAACAATATATGAAGTGGGTTCACAACTCTGTACGCAGAGATCCGGATTCTCCCGAAGAATGGTTGCAAAGATGGTATAAGGTTTTTGAGAAAGAACCTAAAGATGGTCTCTGGGCAAAAGCCGCAGATCATATATACTATCTGAAAGATATTCGTCATTACGAGTCTATCGCGCCGAAGATACTTGAAAACGGTTACTTCTCTTTAGAAAGATAACCACTATAATTTGGAATAAAAATGAAAGTAGAAGTGAAATACGACCGCGACGATCTGTTGACAGATTATGCAGTAAGTATGCTAAAAGATTTTTACATGATTGAAGGTGAAACTTCACCACAAGATGCCTACGCGAGAGCCTCCGAGGCATGGTCCACATATCAAGGTGAAATGGACCCTTACTTGGCGCAGAGACTCTACGAGTATGTTAGTAAAAAGTGGTTTATGTTTGCGTCTCCGGTTCTCTCGAACGCGCCTAAAGAAGGTACAAAGACTCGCGGTTTACCCATCTCCTGTTTCCTTACTTATGTACCAGACACACTAGAAGGTCTGATAGAACACTCCAGTGAGTTGCGTTGGTTATCTGTCATGGGTGGCGGTGTCGGCGGTCACTGGGGAGATGTCCGTACGGTCTCTGACATCGCGCCTGGCCCGATTCCTTTTCTACACACAGTAGACGCAGACATGATTGCGTATCGTCAAGGGAAGACGCGTAAGGGGTCTTATGCGGCGTATCTGGATGTACACCACCCAGACATCACAGAATTTCTAAACATTCGCATTCCTACAGGCGACGTACAACGTAAGGCGCTGAACATTCACAATGCGATCAACATCACCGATGAGTTTATGGCTGCGGTGATTAACAACACAGATTTTGACTTGCGTGATCCAAAGGACGGAATCGTAAAAGACTCTGTCAGTGCACGTAAGTTGTGGGAACGAATACTTGAGGTGCGTTTCCGTACAGGTGAACCCTATCTAAACTTCATTGACACTGCGAATCGTGCTCTTCCGACACCATTAAAGGAAAGGGGACTACGCATTCACGGATCAAACTTGTGTAATGAAATCCACTTACCTACTTCTGCAGAGAGGACTGCGGTGTGTTGCTTATCTTCACTAAACTTGGAATACTATGATGAATGGAAAGACACTAATATCGTGCGTGATATTGTTCGTATGTTGGATAACGTTCTCCAATACTTCATCGACAATGCGCCAGATAGTATTTCCCGCGCCCGTTATTCGGCAGAGAGAGAAAGAAGCATTGGACTGGGAGCAATGGGTTTCCACTCACTTTTACAAAAACACTTTGTTGCTTGGGAATCAGACAAAGCCCGAGAAATAAATAAAGTCGTGTTTGAACATATCAATCACGAAGCAAAAGAAGAATCAAGACTCCTTGCGAAAGAGCGGGGTGAATACTCAGACGGTTTAGGTTCAGGGATGCGCAATGCCCATCTATTAGCAATAGCACCTAACGCGTCGTCGGGAGTCATCTTATCCACGTCACCATCAATCGAACCATTGAAGGCATGTGCTTACACGCACAGAACTCGCGCAGGTTCGTTTTTAGTGAAGAACTCGTATCTCACGGCCCTTCTCAAAGAAAAGGGTCAGGACAACGAATCTACGTGGTCCAGTATCATTACCCGAAAGGGATCCGTTCAACACTTGCCGTTCTTGAATGAAGGTGAGAAGGCGGTCTTTAAGACTGCACAAGAACTGGATCAGAACTGGGTAGTGACACATTCGGCTGACAGACAACCGTACATCTGTCAAGGTCAGTCGGTCAATCTTTTCTTCCCGTCAGGAGCACCGAAACGTTATGTTAATAAGGTACATTTCACGGCCTGGAGGAAGGGGTTGAAAGGTCTATACTATTTGCGCACAGAGGCAAAGTCTCGTGCGGAGACGGTATCAGACAAAGTGGAACGGGTTGCGTTGCAAGACGATAACCGTACCATACTTTACGGCAAAAAGGATTGTCCGTATTGTAAGATGGCCGCAGAGGAACTGTCACTACGCGGCATAGGATACGACTACGTTGACCTTGAGGAGATAAAGAAGTCTGCCGCAGAGGTCACAGGAAGAAAAGTCGAGACAGTTCCTCAAATTTATCTGGAAGGAAAGTACATAGGTGGTTATGACGATCTTATGATGCATCTAAAAGGTGAAGTGGAGTACGAACCAATTGACGGTGGCGACGAATGTCGGGCCTGCGAGGGTTAATAAACAATTCAAATAAAGGATTAGTATGTCATTACTAAAAACATCGGAAACATACAAGCCGTTCAAATACCCTTGGGCGGTTGAACTATCAAAGAAACACGAGGAAATACACTGGATTGAAGATGAAGCGGAACTGTCAGAAGATGTACAGGATTGGAAGACCAAACTGTCAGATTCCGAGAAAGAATTTATTACTCA